AAAACTACATATATTATATTTTACTGCTGTTTCTTTTTCTGGTTTTGATATTATATCTTTATAATCTATTTCAAATTCATAATGTGCATATGTTTTCTTATTATATATATGTTTGATTTTTTTTGCACAACATAATATCCAACCTGATGGAGATATTTCTTTTATATGAAATAATTTTAATAATGGTGGTATATGTGCTTCATATAAAAATACATTATATTCTAAAAATTTATATCCATCTTCTAGCAATTTTTTCTCATAAAAATTACCATTTATTGTTTCTTTATAAAATATTTTTTTAGCTTTGTTAAATGCCTGAACACATGAAAATTCAATATATATAAAATTATGTAATTTAAAATTATCAAATCCATATAATTTATTTTTTTTTATTAAATATGAATTTAATATTGATTCTTCATAATATAAACCCATTTTTTTACGCATATGTGATATAAATTCATTTTTCAATTGTTCATTCCAATTATCTGGAACTTTTACATAAAAACATGGTTTATAATTTTTTACATATATACTTGCTGTATAACCACGTTCTGATATACCAAATAATTGAACCATATATTCTTTGTTACATTTAAAATTATTATTATTATTATTATCAGTATTATACACTGATTCATCATATGGATTGAAATCATATAATTTTATCAATAAATTTTTATCAATATTTTTAGACATTTATTAATAATACTAATTTAGTTTTATTATTTTTTATAAAAAATAATAAAATTAATAAAAAATCAATTTTTTTAAAATTAAATTAATGCTATATTTATACCTGTATTCATTATATGATATGAATCATCATTTATTATAAAACCTATATCTTTTAATAATCCCGTTGTAACAGTTGTTAAATAATTTGTTGTGTTTAAATAACCTGTTGTTATATCATTTGCTATACTTGGGTAATTTATATTATTAACATATATTTTTTTGTAAATTCCATTTGAATTGTTTCCTTCTTCTATATGCACATCTTTTGTTCCAATTGGACCATCATTCTCTAATAATAATCCTAATACATTATCTACTATGTTATTATTTACATTATTATCTTTTAATATTTTTTTATAACCTTCTAATCCTTTTGCACCTGTCCAAATATATCTTGTATTATTATCATCATCTATTACTTGTTGTAAATAAACACTATTATCTATCGGTAAATAATTGCTTTGTAAATTAATTAGTCCTAATATATGTAAGGTCTCATGCAATAAAACTAGTAATAATGCTAATTTTGATGTATCATTAAAATACATAAACCTATTCACTACATTTTCATTTAATCCTATTGTTTTTGTTGTGTAATCAGCCCACCCTATTACATTTTCATTTTGATTATTATTAAAATGGTTTTGATCTAAATCTATTATTATATCATAATTATTTAAAATATTACTTTGTTTTATTATATCATTCAAAATCAATAATGTATCATTTTTTACTGAATTTATAATACCTAAAAAATTTGTTCTTGTATTACTATCTATAAATTCTTCATTTATAATTATAAAATTAATTATTTTGAAAGGCGAATTATATCCTGTTGTATACCAATTATAAAAAATATTGTAATCTTCTGATTTGAAATTTGTATTATTTGTGTTTATTAGCATATATTCACTTACTATTTCTTCATTTTTATAATAATAATCTAAAAATTTTGACATATTTGAATCTTCATAACTATTATTATTAAAATTATAATAACCATCATTTAAATTACTTGGTGATATATCATATGTAAATGTTGTATAATTATAATTCATATTACTATATATTATTATGAATATTAAAATATTTAACAAATTTTTGTACACTTATAAAAAATTTGTATTTAAAATTAATTCATCAAAAAATATTTTAAAAATAAAAAACTTGCTATTAATGCATTATCTATTTTTCCACCAAATAATTCTATAAACATTATCATTACACCTGATAATATTTTTACATCTAAATCACCTGATGATGTCATTATTGCTGTACTTAAAACAGCACTCGTTCCTGCTAATGTTTTATTTTCATACAATTTTGGACTATCTATTGTTCTACCAAAAATAGCCCCTGCTGGATCTGCATAAAATAATGGTGTCATTTCACTATATGGGACTTCTAATAATATACACATACTACACGCTAATACATATGAAAATATACCTATATCTTTTATTATACCATCTGTTGTTCTTCCTTTTGATATATGTTTGATACCATTAAATGTTGTTGTTGTTCCTACTATTAAACTACTTGTATATATTGCATTTATTACATTTGGATCTGATATATCTGCGTTTAATAATAATGTACCTGCACCAATATGAACTATTTTTCTACTTATCCAAGGTTTTACTGGTAAATTTACTGCTGAAAATAATAATGAACCTACTCCTACTAACAATTCTGGTAAATGCATTATTAAAAATATTATTATCTTTTTAATAATATATTTTTATATTATTTAAATATATATTAATACATATATTATAATGGATAATACTACTACTATTCAACATTCTATTATATTTTATAATTTATATTATTTATCATTTGGTGGGTTAATTTCTATATTATGTTTTATTCGTTTGAAACATATAATTAATAATTTGATTAGTGATTTTTTCTACAACAATGATATATCATATAATAATAATATATCATATAATAATAACAATAATAATAACAATAATAATAACAATAACAATAATAATAAATACAAAATATCAAATGATGAAGAAAACAATTTTGATAGTAACAACAATGAATCAAATTATGATGATGAGCCACCTTGTTATAATGATTTATTTAAAAATAAAAATTGATTTATTATTCTTAATAATAAATTATTTAAATATATATAATATATAGTTATATGAATTATAATTATACTACATTTATTATGTATCAAAATAATAATTTAAATCCAGAAAATGATAATTTGAATCAAGAATATATTAATTTAAGCTGTTCTAAAAGATTACGCGATGAAATTGAAGATGAAATATCTACTAGACTTACTAATAATACTTTAGTATTAAATGATAATGAATACAATTATTTAAATTTTAAATTATACAAATTATATTGTAAAATTAATGAAATTAGAAATTATTTATACAATGTATCACCTATATATAGAGATATATTTCAAGAAAACCATATTCTTGATTCTGTTATATGTGTATTTTAATATAATTTTTATAACTATATATTATATTTATTTTTCAACTTATTCATAAATATATTTATATTTAAACTTATATCTTTACAATTATCATATATCATTCTAGCTGCTATTCTTTTATCTTTATCTTTATTTTTGTTATCATATATTATATATTTATTATTTTCTAAATTTCTAATATTTACATATTTTGGTAAAATATTATTACTATTATCTTGTATATTATTTTTATTTAATTCATTCAATTTTGATTTAATTTCATCTAATTTTTGAATTATTGAAATTTTATTAGATTTTGAAGAACATATATTTTTTTTTGTATTATATGAATTATCAAATGGATAATTCTCTATTCTAAAAAAATTTCTAAATAATGATTTTTCTTTATTATAACATTCTTCATGATAAACTACATATTTTGGTAATATTATATTTGATATATCTAAGGGTAATTGAATTGCATTGTTTTTTCTATTCTTTTTTTGATTATTAATTGTTTCCATAAAATTTATTTATATTATTACAAATAAATTTTATATTATAATCAAACATACTGTTGTTATACCTTGACACACACATAATAATTTACATATATTTGATACTGGATATATGTCACCATAACCTAATAAACACCCTGTTACTATCGAAAAGTATAATCTATTTAAATATTTATTTATTAAATTTGGTTTTACTTTTTCTGGATTTAACTCATTCTTTTCAACATCTTCTTCTGTTTCTTTTGTTGTTTCATCTATTATATTTTCTTTATTATTATTATTATTATTATTATTATTATTATTAAATATTGAATTATCTAATGTATTATTTATATTTTTATAATTTTCTATTATTTCTTTTTGAGCCTTTTTTTTTATTATTTCTTCTTTTATTATTTCTTTATATTTATTTACTCCTTCAAAATGTGTATCATCTAAAAAAGTATATATTATAGAAAAAACAAACATTATTGTTAATAATATATAAATTTTTGTTGTATTTATTTGTTTGTAATATTTGTAAAAATTATTTTTCATTTATATACTATATTTATATAATTATAATTTTATTTTCATTATTTTTGTAAAATAAATCCAGAAGAATATACCAACAAATGCTTTTGCTATCAAATCTAATATATTATATGATATTACTTTAGTTGTATCTTTACATAAATAAACTATACCATAAAATGCCCATAAAACTATAAATAAACCATATATCAGTTTTGATTGTTTTGTTTTTCTTTTATTCATAAATATTTTCCAAATATATCCAAACATCAAAAAGAAAGCTACAAATCCCAAAATATTAGCTAATGGTTTTTTTATAATATTTAATTCACCAATATATCCTAATGTTAACATTCCAAAATTTAATAATAAAACTATCACAAATATTGGTAATGTCAATTTTATTTTATTTTCCATTCCTAATACTAAACATAATACTAATAACATAATAGGTGTACTTATAAACCAATCTGTATAACGCAAATTATTTATTTTTTTGTAATCTATACTTTCATTATTTTTTTCTGCTTCTTTTATTACATATATAAAATATCCATAAAAATATCCTGCTACTATAGAAATACAAGTTTCTAAATTCATTATATGTCTTACATTTGAATCTTTTGTTCTTAATGCTTCAATAAAACATATTGTACCAGTTGTTATTAAAAATACATAAGCAAAATAAAAAGTATTTTTTATTAATTTTTTTTCTATATTTGAAGTATTTGAACTATCACTTAATATATTTGAATAACCTTCTTTTAATGGTTTTTTATTTGATTCTTTATTTTTCATTGGTTCTTCTTTATCTTTATTTTTCATTGGTTCTTTTTTATCTTTATTTTTCATTGGTTCTTTTTTATCTTTATTTTCTATTGATTCTTCTTCATTTTTATTTTTCATTGATTCATTTAATACTTTATTTTGTTCTTTTACATGTGATTCTAATTTTTTAAATAATTTTCCTAAATCGGACATTATTGTATAATATAATATAATATTATATTATATTATATTCTATACTTATTCTATTGTGTTGTAATAATTATTTTATTATTTTATTATTTTATTATTTTATTATTTTATTTTAAAATTGATTTTTATAGAATATTATATTTTTTATAATATGCTATTATGGATATGCAAGCATTGAAAATTGTTTGTGAACATTATGATACATTAGTTATTGATCAAGCTAAATTAACTAATAATTATATTAACAAATTCAATGAAAAATTAAATTTTATTATTGTTGAACTTGAAAAAATACTGTGGGTTTCTCAACGCCCTTATAATTCTGAAGAAAACTTTTATAATATGTACAATGATTACAACCATATTTCTGAAAATGAAAAAAAAGAACTTTGGAATTTATGTGATAATATTTATAAAAAATACAAAGCATTATTTGAATCATTTGAAGACGATTTTGGATTTTACAATACTTTTCTTGGAGTTGTTGGTGGTATTAGAGCATTAAATAAATTAAATTATGTATGTAACTTAACTAATTTGGATGAAAATACTGATTATTGGAAATCTATTTTAAATGATACTGAAAAAAAATCATTTGATCCTGCAAAGATTGCACAAGATAAATTAATTGAAGGAACTATTAATGATATCTTCAACCTTAATCTATATTTAGAATCGTCTATGTCATAATTATAAATTAATATTTGAATATTTATTTTTTACTAAATTTTTTAATATTTCTAATTGTTCTTCTAAAATATAATTTTCGGGTAATTTCATTTTAAGATTTGCTCTTTTTCCATCATCTAATTTTTTATCATAAACAAGATGAGTTTTATCTTTATTAAACCTGTAATAAGTTGGTAATTCTCTCTCTTTTTTTTCATAAATATCATTATCTAAATCTTCTACAATTTTATTTGCTTCTTTTAGTTTATCTAAAATAGACATTTTACCTGATTTTGAACTAGTCCAAATATTATCTAATTTTGGATGTTTTTCTACTTTAAAGAATTCTCTCCATAAATCTTTCTCTTTATTATAGCATTCTTTGTAATAAACTACATATTTTTTTAGCATATCTTGGGTAATACCTTCAGGTAAATCTCTAGCATTATGTTTGCGTTCTCTCTTTGTGCCTTCTTTAATTCCTTTAGAATTTTGTTCTTGTTCATTTCTTGTTGCAATTCTTAAATTATCATATCTATTATTTAAAGGATTTTGGTCAATATGATCTATACTTAATTCTTTTGTTCCTTTTCCATTCCAGAAATAATCTGTTATAACTTGATGTATATATAAACTATTATTACCTAAAATATATCCACTTTCTTGATAACTCCAAATAATAGGTGTTTTATAATTGTTTTTTTTTTCAAATTCTCTAATTATTTTATAAGAATAAGGACATAATATACATATAATATTTCTATTACAAAGCATTAAATATTCTTCTTCGTTTTTTTCATTTAAAATTTTACATATTGGATTTTTATATTGTCCTGAATATCTTCCTTCTTTCACTCTTGTTCCATTATAAATATATTCAATTACATTAAATTCTTTTACTAATTTTTTAAAAGATTTATTTTCAATTTTAATATTATTATATCTAATATCATATTTATTTCCATTAATAAAATTGAAATTATAATTTTCTGTTTTTAATCCATATGCAAATTCTAAAAAATCAATATATTTATTATTTATTTTATATGATGGATAATCGTCATTAATATTATGTATTCTAAAATATCTTTCAAAATTTAAAATTCTACAAAATAATTCACTATTTAATATATATATTCTATCTCCATATATAATCTTACATTCTTTAAGTGTATCATCTATATCATATATAGGTTTTATTTGCTCCATGTTATTCATATTATTATAGTTTATAATATGAATATGTTTTTAAATCAATTTTTAATTATATTAATTTTTTGCTAATTAAAATTAATTCGAGTACGCTAACCCACCCATACCCGACATAATACGGAGGACATTGTAGTTAACAGCGTAGACACGGACTTTAGCAGTGTTGACACCCTGAACAGTCGCGTTCGAGAGGACAAGCTGGAGAGTAGCGTTGTCAATACGCGAGAAATTGCAGGTGCCCGATGGCTGGTGTTCTTCTGGGCGGAGAGCGAACGAGTAAACATTAATACCAGTGTCGGGGCTGCGGGTGTGGTGCTGGAATGGCTGAACTAAATCGAAATAGGTGCCTTCACGCTCCGAGAAACGATCCTGGCCATTTAACTGTAATTTAGCAACAACAACTGGATTTTCACCCCAGCAGTGCATGTCTTTGGCGGTTTCACCTAATACAAATGTACCAGCATCCGAAACAGCCGACTGATTTATTTCAGCACCGTTCCACGACCCACCATCACCTGTGGTATTCGCGGCAAATGGATCTTCAAAAGCATTACCAGTTATAAACTGGTCTACGCCAGAAATACCCGTAGTCGAACCGAACGCATGTAAAGCATTTGGTAATACATCTAAAGCATCAGTGTAATTGAATGGCTGAGCACCAAATAAAGCATTTAATGGTTTACCAGCAGCTACCGAACCACAATAATCAACATTGGTATCTGGCTGAACAACCCAGACTAATTCTTTGCAAGGATGGTTAAGATTGAGTTTAATTTTGTTAGACGAGGAACCAACCGATTCATCACCAGTGAACTGTAACTGTTCAATTAAATATTCATGTGGATTCTGAGCCATGCGGCGACGTTCGTCAGTGTCTAAGAAGATGTAATCAACATATAACGACGCAGCCGATAAAGATAATTTGTAAGCATCAGTTATTTTCTCACCCTGACCATCTAATTTACCACACGCCCATAAGCATTCATCAATTGGACGTAAATCTAAATTGATTTTTACTTCATGATACTGTAAAGCAATTAATGGAAGAGCTAAGCCTGGATTACGGCAGAACCAGAACTGTAATGGAACATAAAGAGTGGTTTCTGGTAATGAATTACGAGGAGCACATACTTGATTAATACCATCCGAAGCACATGGCGAGTCAACATCAGCAAACGATGGATCGGTAATGTATGTAAGTTGGGTTGTGTTACCAATCATTTTGTAGTAACCACGCTCCTGTTCTTTTGATAATGTTAACTGATTCCAGATGTGCATCCAGTCACCGTATTGACGATCTATGCGCTGACCACCTATTTCAACTTCAACAATGCTAATAATTTGTTCACCTGGGCAATCTAACCATCTAGCATATAAATTATCACCCTGTTTTGTTGGAAGAGTTTTATTAACTTCTGGTAATGTAACCTGTAAATATGTGCGGTACGCTAAATCACCATTGCGCGAAATTGTGCAAGTTACACGACGACCAAAGTCAGCTTGTCCGTTGAATGTTTGTTCAATTGATTCCATCGCGAAATTTGTGTGACGACGGTAGGTAACTTTCCAGAATGTTATTTGGGGATTACCAGTTAAATATACATCTTGAGCACCGTATGCTACTAATTGCATAAGACCACCAGCCATATTTTTATAATATCTATAAAGAAAAAAAATATAATTTTTAAAAATTAAATTAATTAATTAAATTAATTTATTAAATATTATTAAATTGTATAATTTTTTATTTATTTAATTTTTTTGATTTATTCAATTTTTAAACATAATAATATTATATTTAGTATGATAATGATATTAAAAATATCATTCTATTTATTTATATGATTTTTAATGAGTTTGAAAAATAGTTCATTAACATTAGATAAAAAACATAGTTTATTATTAAAAGAATTTGAAAATAATCAAAAATTAATTCCTAAATATTATGAAAAATTAAAAAAATTAGAGAATATGAAAAAAAAAACTAAAAAAATAAATTCTAACGAATTACATGAAATAGAAGATGAAATTAAATTAATTAATAATAAAATCAAATCTATTAATTCTAATGAAATGGATTATTATTTGAATAATTGTAATTACATGTTTAAATATTTTGAAAACAAAAAAAATATTAACAATAATAGTATTATTGTTTCACACAATT